GCATTTCCCGGAAGGGGAGGCGGCATGACTGATCCTTCTTATGGTGATTGGAATGATCTTGCGCAGTTGCATGGTAAGCGCGAGGCCAAGCGGCAGCTGGAAGTGGGGTTGAAGCGTGCCCTGGCTGCGAATGATGCGGGTGATAAATCTTCTCCCTCGCCCTCTTCTGAAGAGCGCGCGCTCTCACATGGGGGCGCGGGGGGTGGTACTAGCTGGACGTTGGAGGAGCTGGAGCTGCATTGCAAGCTGGTGTACGGCACGGACATGGTTTGGGATGCGCGTAATAGCATTTATATGCGGTTGTCGCACTTGCGCCACGCGGTGGGCCGTGAGCTTTATAAGGCGTGGGAAGAGAGTGCGGATAGAAAGATTGTGTATGGCTTGAAGTTTGAGCCGGGGGCTGAGCTTGGGCCGGAGTGGGTGAACCTGTGGAAGGGGTTTGCTGTGGAGCCTGACCCGAAGGGGGAGGCTGGCTGCCGTTTGATTATTGAGCATTTTTGGCGGCTGTGTGGCCACCGGGCGGAGATGTTCGAGTGGCTGATTCGGTGGATTGCGTACCCGTTGCAGAACCCTGGCGCGAAGATGGATTCGAGTGTGGTGATGTTCGGGGCGGAAGGCCCAGGGAAAAGCGCTGTATGGGAAAACGTGGTGATGCCGATTTACGGTGAGGCTGCGGCGACGATTGGCCAGTCTCAGTTGGAGAGCCAGTTTACGGGCTGGCAGGCGGGTAAGTGCTTTGCGCTGGCTGAGGAGGTGGTTAGCCGGGCGGAGAAGAGCCATTACAAGGGGCAGCTTAAACATTTGGTGACGGGCAAGACGGTGCGGATTAACGAGAAGCACGCGCCGGAGCGGGTGGAGACGAACCACTTGAATATTGTTTTCTTGTCGAATGAGACGGTGCCGTTGCTGATGGATCAGGGTGATCGGCGTTATATGGTTTTGTATGCTGGTGATGTGCCTGGGCCTGAGTATTTTCAGGCGCTGTTTGCTGAGATCAATGGTGGCGGGGTGGCGTGTTTTTTCCGTTATTTGCTGGGGCTTGATCTGGGTGAGTTTGGTACGTGGACGCGGCCGCCTTTGAATGAGGAAAAGGAAAGCCTGGTTGAGATGGGTATGAGTACGGCGCTGTATTTCCATAAGCTGTGGAAGGATGGCGATTTGGGTTTGCCTTACGGTGCGGTTTCCACGGCGGATTTGTGGAAGGTGTTTATGCGTTGGTGTGAGCGCAATAACGAGTACAAGCGCCGCCAGCGGGATCTGGCGGCGGATTTGAAGCGGGTGATGCTGCCTGAGCGGCGTGATGTGGCGCTGCCTAAGCCGGCGAGCCAGAAGAAGACGGTGCGGCTGTGGGTGCCGCCAGAGGTGCATAAGGGCCGGGATATGCCTGGCTATGTGGATCTGTTGGGTGAGCAGGCGCGGGCGTTTTATGAGGCGGCTGTGGGCGAGTGGATTAACGATGGTGCGTTGTAATGGTGCATTTCCGACAGCTAGACAGCTACGCCGACAGCTGGCCGACAGCTGCAACCCGCGCAATTGCTGGCCTAGACGCCTAGACACCTAAAAAGGGGGCTTGTGCGCCCGCACACACATGCGCGGGTGTATATCTATATTCATGTGTCTAGGTGTCTAGCTGTCGGATATAGGTAAAAGGTAATTAGGAATCAATGGGTTAGAGCTAGACACCTAAACCGACAGCTAAAAATTAGGTGTCGGGAGGTAAAAGGAGTGATTTATGTGGCATGACGATCTTGGATGTAGTGACGGGCACTTGGCGGCGGCGGTGGCGATTGTTTTGGCTGAGGACCAGCGGGTCAATGGATTCATGTTCAGGGGCTTCCCTTCTGTGCGCTGTGAGCGGGCAGGGAACGCGGTGTCTGTGACTCTGCAAGTCGATAAGCACCATGCGGGGCCTTTCATGATGGATTTATCAACGGCTAAACGCCTGGCTGATGATTTTATGAATCGTCGCTCGGTGAGTTGGGCTGTGTTCGAGTTTCAGAAGTGGGCGGCTGAGCTGGAGCGCGTGGTGCAGGACACCCGCTGAGTGTTCCACGACAAACAATTCAAATATGGTCAGGGGTGTTTTATGAATCCGATCCGGTTGATGGCAAAGATGACGGCTAAAGGGCTGCTGATTGATGGTGGTGGCTTTGGTGGGAGTGTGGTGCTGGTGACGCCACAGGATGTGGCGGGCGCTATGGGAATGGGTAACCTGCCTGTTGAGGCTGAGTTAGTGGGGCGGGCAAAGTTCTGTGATGACAACCAGGCGCAGCTGGCTTTGGCCGGCTGGGTGCAGACTGAGTTCCGGCGGCGGTGTATGCGCAGTGGCTGGAAGACGGATTACTGTGAGGGCCTGGCGACGTTGTGTGTGTTTGAGCTGATTCACCCGATGCGGTGCAGCCCGTGTGGCGGGCGTGGCAAGGTGTGGCAGCAGGAACCGGAAATGTCGGATGATGGTGAGTTGTTGCGGATGGCGGACCGGTGGGCGGATTGTTCGGCCTGCAAGGCGACAGGGCAGAGTGTGTTGACGGTGAGGAACCGGGCGGCGATTGCGAAGATAGGCAAGTCACAGTTCAACGATGTTTGGGCAGCGCGGGCTGATGACATGATGGCAACGATCTTTACCCATGAGGATAAAGTGCTGCGGCACTTGTGGCATCAGTTCGCTGATATGGCCGCATGAGAGAATGTTTATTTTTCTTCTCTTGACCTATTGACGGACCGGACAAAAACTACCATCATTTTCCCATCGTGGAAAAGCCCGCCCAGAGAAATCTCGGCGGGTTTTTTTATGCCTGTAATTCGAGCCCGCTGGTTTATGCCTGCGGGCTTTTTTGTTTCTCCCGGTCCCGCTTCGGCGGGGCTTTTTATTTCTGCCCCTATACGACGTGGCCGGGGGCGGGAACAGCAAGCTGACAACGCTGGCTGGAATCACTCGTGCCTCGGTGGGATTGGCGACCCCTTTGCGATTCAGTCAGCCAAGATGAGCGCTTGCCCGCCACGCCTTAACGGACTGGGAGTTACCCAGTCGGGCGCACCAGGCGGGCTCTTAATTCTGAAGGTGGGGGCTTTATGCAAGACGATCCGGGGCTGTGGGCACAGCTAGTGAGTGCCGGCGGCGATCTGGCACGGCATGCATGGGCCCTGGCCATGGGCGCCTTTGGCGCGATGCTCGGGTACGTGTACCGGCATTATCAGCAACGCGAGGATGGTGAAGAGGTGCGACCGATTGACTGGCTTCGAATGTTACTGGAAGGCCTGACCTGCGGGTTCATTGCGGTCACGGTTTCTTACGGCCTGGAAGCCACTGGTGCGCCAGTGGCCATGGGTAACTTTATTGGTGGGTCGCTGGGATTTGTGGGCACCAAGGCTGCTAGTGAGTGGGCCATCATGTTCGCCAAAAGGAAAACAGGCTGATGATGGGGCACAAGTTCAGCAAGCGCTCGATGGGGCACTTGGCTGAGGTTCATCCGCACCTTGCCATGCTGGCAGTGCGAGCTCTCCAGTTGTCGCCTGTCGATTTTGGTATCACTGATGGTGAGCGAACCCTGGCCGAGCAAAAGCAGGAAGTGGCCGATGGTGACAGCCAGACGCTGAACAGCCGTCATCTGACGGGCCATGCCATTGATGTGCTGGCTTACCCTGATGGGCAAGGCTCTTGGGATTGGCAGTACTACGAGCAGATTGCTGAAGCTGTTAAGGCTGCGGCGGCTGAGCTTGGCGTCGCCGTTATCTGGGGTGGAGACTGGCGCACCCTGAAAGACGGTGCTCACTTCGAGCTAGACCGGCGGGTTTACCGGTGAGCGCGGCAACGGTTCGTGGCGTGGCCATTCTGTTGGTGGTTGCTGGGATCTACGGTGCAGGCCTGCTTACGGGCCGCGCCTTGGTTGGGAAGACCTTTGCCGAGTACCGCGAGGACGTGGCGCTGGATGTGATTGTGGACCAGGCGTATTTCACTGTTGAGCAGAACAAGCTGAACACCCAGCTGGCTAACCTGAGCCAGTTGCACCAAGAGGAGAAGGCCCGTGCGGAAGCTGCTGAGCGCAAGCTGCTTGCTGATGTCCAGTCTGGTGATCGTCGGCTGTCAGTCATCACCAACGGTTGTAAAGCCCCCGCACCGGCCACCACCGGAAGCCTGGGTGATGCAGCCCCGCGAGCCGAACTTGACCCAGCGCATGCTGGAAGAATTGTCACCATCACCCAAGACGGAGACGAAGGACTCCGAGCGCTGAGCTGGCTGCAAGATTATGTGTGCACGGTTTGTGAACCGGAAGGGGCAAGCTGGTCGTTTTGTGGGCGATAACAGGGCGCGGGTCCTCCCTGGCGGCTAACGCATACGGGTGCGCAGAGCGCGGGTTGTTTGCAGATGTGGGTTTCTATAGGGGGTTGTAGTTGTTCCCCGATTATTGGTGGTTTCCATGGATCTTGATGCACAAGCAACGGCTTCTGGCTTCGCGCGGCTGGTTGGTATTAGCCAGCAGGCGGCGAGCAAGCATGCATCTGATGGAAACCTGCGCCGCGATGGCTCTTATGCTGAGTGGCTGCGTGATTACTGCGACCACCTGCGCACCCATGCGGCAGGGCGGGGCGGTGAGAAACAAGCGGATCTGGCGGCTGCCAAAACCGAGGAAGCTCAGGTGAAGGCGGCGTTGGGTCGGCTGACCTATAACGAAAAACTGGGATTGCTGGTGCTGGCTGAAGAAGCTGCCCAGGCAATCACGAATTGGGCGGGCTATGCGAACCGTGAAATTCGCGGTGCGGTAGAGCGTCTGCGCCAGGCACTGGAAAAGGAGCACGGCATCACTATTGATGCCGCAACACTTAGCGATGTCGTTGAACCTGCAATTGAGCGAATTGGCGAGTTTGCAGGCGACGCTGCGAAAGGTCTTACTGAGGGCGTCGAGTAAATTCCGGCCCCGTCGGCATGTGCCGACAGCGCAATGGATGCAGGAACACTACCACCTGCCGGAAACCATCGGTGATCTGGCTGGGCTGTACGACTTTTATTATTCGCCTTATTTCTTGGGCGTCGCCGCGGCGCTGGATGATACCAGTGTGGATGAAGTGGACCTGATGAAAGCCGCCCAGCTGGGCTGGACTTACTTTCTCATCGGGTACCTGGCCAAACGCATTGACGGCCACCCGGCACCGCTGATGGTGCTGTTCGCGAAAGAGAAAGACGGTAAAGCCTTTCACGACGAAAAGCTGGTGCCTGCCCTCAGTGCCACGCCGGCCATGAAAGGCGTCGTCGATGTGACCACCAGCCGCAAGGCTGGCAATCGCTGGGATTTGAAAACCTTCCCGGGCGGCTTCCTGAAACTGGTTGGCTCCAACAGCCCCGGCAACGTGAAGTCCACCAGCTCGGTGGGCGTGGGTGTAGTTGAAGAACCCGACGATACCAGCGTGGATGTGAAGCGGCAGGGGGATGCGATCGGTCTGCTGGAAGAGCGGCTGAAACGCTACCCCGGCAGCAAGCTGATTGTGGGTGGCACCCCGACCATCAAAGACCTGAGCAAAACGGAACACCGCGTGCGTGAATCCGATTGCCGGGTGCTGCCGGTGGTGTGTCACGAATGCGAAGAGAGCCATGTACTGGCATGGGAAAACGTCAGCTGGCTGGACGCCGATGACGAAGCCCCAGTGCATGAAGTGTACGGCCGCGCCATGCCGGATACCGCCGTGTATTGCTGCCCGGGCTGTGGCAGCGGCTGGGATGATCACCAGCGACAAACCAACATCCGCGACACCGTGTACAACGCGGTGGAGCAGGGCGACCCGCTATGTGGCTGGGTTCCAACACGGCCCTTCCATGGAAAGGCTGGCTTCACCCAGCTCGGCGAGCTATATGCCTGCGTACCGGGTACCAGCCTCGCGGATGTGGTGCGCGACAAGCTGAAAGCGGATCACCTGGCCGAGAAGGGCGACCTTTCCGGCCTGATCACGTTCACCAACCAGAAGCTGGGCCGCACCTTCGAATATGAAACCGCAGCCCCCGACGCGGACGCCCTGCGCGAACGCGCAGAGGATTACCCCGAACTGGTGGTGCCCCACGGCGGCCTGATCCTCACCGCCGGCATCGATGTGCAACGCGATCGCGTTGCCGTTGTGCTGCGTGCCTGGGGCAGGGGCATGGAAGGCTGGCTGATCTACTGGGGCGAATTCTTCGCCAAGGTCAGCACCACTGATAGCAGCGACCCGGTTTGGAAAGAGCTTGATGATTTCCTGTTTACCCCCCGCAAAAGCGCGGACGGATTCAGGATGATCCCGCGAGCCATCAGCATCGACTCCGGCGGCCACAGCACCGAGCAGGTGTACAACTGGGTACGCCCCCGGCAGAAGCGCGGCGTCATGGCCATCAAGGGCAGCAGTAACGATTACGGCCGTCGCGAGATATTCAGCGCCCCGCGCAAAACCGATTACAGCAAAAAGAACGGGCACAAAACCAAGGCCGCGAAATTCGGCCTGCAGGTGTACCAGGTGGGCACCCACAAAGCCAAAGACCTGATCTTCGGCGAAGGCGGCAGGCTCAGCCTGAAAGGTGAAGGCCCAGGCCGCATGCACTGGTACACCAACGTGCGCGACGACTACTACGAACAACTCACCGGTGTGATCAAAGCGCCCAACGCCCGCATGGGCGGCAAGCTCGTGTGGCACGACAAGCCCGGCCAGCCCATTGAAGCGGCTGACTGCGAAGTCTACGCCCTGCACGCGGCCTACAGCCTGCGCTTGCACACCTGGAAAGATGAACGCTGGGATCAGCTTGAGGCCCAGCTCAAACAAAGCGACCTGTTCGGTGGCGATGACACCCCGGAAGACGCCGGCGGTGGCCGCCGCAAATCCAACTACTGGTAACCGCCCATGGCTTATTCGCAAGCAGATCTGGATCGCATTGAAGCCGCGATTGCCACAGGCACCCTGCGCATTACGCACAACGGTAAGACCACGGAATTCCGCAGCCTCGATGACATGATTCGCGTGCGCGACATGATCCGCAAAAGCGTGAAGGGCCCAAACGCCGGTGGCCAACACCGGGCGTATGCCCCCACGTTTGACCGGGGGTACCAATGAGCTGGCTTGACCGCACCATCGGGTTCTTTTCCCCGGAAGCCGAAGCCCGCCGCACCCGTGCCCGCGTGGTAACGGATCGCCTGCGCGCCGTGAACGGTTACGACGGTGCTGGCAAAGGCCGGCGCAACACCTGGACACGGGGCAGCGATAGCAGCGCCAACGCTGAAAGCCGCGCCGCGCTCCCACTGCTGCGTGCCCGGCACCGTGAGCTGGTGCGAAACAACCCGTATGCCGCCAGCGCAGTGCGGGTGCTCACCACCAACATCGTTGGCACTGGCATCCGCCCCAGTGCGCTGGTGAGCGATGCTGAAGAAAAGAAACCGCTCCAGCGCACCATGCTGAATTGGTGCGAGAGCACGGCCATCGACTATGACGGCCGGCATAACCTGTACGGCCTGCAAGCCTTGGCCGTGCGCACCGCCGTAGAAAGCGGCGATGCGATTATCGTGCGTGTGACCGACCGAGACCCCGCCCTGAAAGTGCCGCTCAAACTGCGGTTGTTGGAAGGTGATTATCTGGACCACACCAAGAACGGCCAGATGAATGGCGGCTACGCCGTACAAGGCGTGCAGTTCAACGCGCAGCACCAGCGCGTGGGCTACTGGCTGCACACCAGCCACCCCGGTGATGCGCTGGGCGGTTTCAGTGCCAGCAAGCTCACGCCGGCGGCGGATGTGATCCACCTGTTTGAAATGCTGCGCCCAGGGCAAGTGCGCGGCGTGCCGCGTGGCACCGCCGCCATCATGCGCATGAAGAACCTGGACGATTACCAAGATGCCCGCATCGAGGCCGCCAAAAGCGCCGCCTGCCTGGTGGGGGTCGTCGTGGAGACAGAAGGCGACACCGATCGCAAAGGCGACGTGCTGCCAGAAAAGCTGGAGCCCGGCATGTTCCCGCGCCTAAAAGGCGGCGAAGACGTGCGCTTCTCCCC